GCGACGAAGGTCAAAAGAACACAGGTACAACACCAAACAAAGTAAACAAAGGTATTACTCCTGAGAAATCAGAACAGTTTACAGGTAAAGATTGGGAAACAAACAGCAAGCCAGGTGGCAACGCTGGTGTTAAGAATCTAAAGAAGGTAGCACAAAACAGTAGTAATCCTGGTCCAGTTGGTTCTGGTTCAGGCGATAAAGCTGGTCAAACATCTGTAAGCAGTGACAAGCCTTTCTTGAAAAAACTATAATTAGAGACCCTGGATGAAATATTCATACCTAAGAGAAACATTAAGTTTTGATCAAGCTCAAGTAGTACTTGAGTCAGACGAAAAAGACGGTAAAAGTCTTTATTTAAAAGGCATCGCAATTCAAGGCGGGATACGCAACGCTAACCAGCGTGTTTATCCTGTTGACGAAATTGAACGTGCTGTTAAAACTCTAAACGATCAAATACAAAATGGTTATTCTGTACTAGGTGAAGTAGATCATCCGGAAGATTTAAAAGTAAATTTGGACCGAGTAAGCCACATGATAACTCAAATGTGGATGGAAGGTCCTAATGGATATGGTAAAATGAAAATTTTACCTACCCCAATGGGCAACCTAATACGTACCATGCTTGAAAGCGGTGTAAAACTTGGTGTTAGTTCAAGAGGTAGCGGAAACGTTAACGATATGAACGGAAAAGTATCCGATTTTGAAATTATTACGGTAGACGTGGTTGCACAGCCAAGTGCACCTGGTGCTTATCCTACTCCTGTGTATGAACATTTAATGAACACACGCAGAGGTAATAGAGCAATACAGATTGCACACGAAGTACAAGAGGATCCAAAGGCCCAGAAATATTTGAAGGAAGGACTGCTTCAAATTATTAAAGGTCTAAAATAAGCCCGAGGAGAAATATATATGTTGGACGCATTCAAACAATTAGTGGAATCAGGTGTAATGACAGAAGAAACAAAATCTGTTATTGAATCTGCATTTGCACAAAAAGTTCAAGAAAGTCGCGACCAAATTTCAGCTGAACTTCGCGAAGAATTCGCACAAAAATTTAATCATGACAAAACTGTTATGGTTGAAGCGATCGACAAGATGTTAAGTGATAGATTGGCCGCAGAAATGTCCGAATTGCATGAAGATAAAACAGCCTTAGCAGAAGCTAAAGCCGCTTATCAAACACGTATAGCAGAAGACGCTAAGAAATTAGAAGGTTTTGTTATCAAGCAATTAGGTAAAGAATTAGTAGAATTCCAAGGTGACCGCAGTCGTGTTGCTGAAAATTTTGCTAAGTTAGAGCAGTTTGTAGTACATGCTCTAGCTAAAGAAATAAATGAATTTGCTATCGATAAGCAGGATCTAGCTGAAACTAAAGTTAAGTTAGTTCGCGAAGCTCGTAGTAAATTTGATGAAATCAAACAAAGTTTCATTAAGCGCAGTGCTCAAGTAGTAGAATCAACTGTTACAAGAAAATTAACTTCAGAAATTAAGCAATTAAAAGAAGATGTTGAAAATTCACGTAACAATGATTTTGGTCGCCGCATTTATGAAGCTTTCGCTCAGGAGTATTCTGCTTCTTTCTTAAATGAAAAATCTGAAACAAGTAAATTGTTAAAGATTATCAGTAAAAAAGAGCAGGAGTTAGCCGAAGCACAGCAAGCCGTAGCAGAAAAGGCAAATCTTGCAGAATCAAAAGAACGCGAACTTCGTGTTACTAGAGATTTAATGGAACGCAAAGAAGTTATGAGCGAAATGCTAGCACCTTTAGATGCCGGCAAACGTGAAATCATGAAGGAACTTTTAGAGTCTGTACAGACTGCAAAACTTTCTAATGCTTTCGAAAAATACCTACCAGCAGTAATGGAAGGCGACAAGAAGATTTCCAAGAAAGCTATGCTCCAAGAAAGCACAGAAATTACTGGTGATCGTGAAGTTAAAAGTCAGCCCGCGGTAGGCTTAGATAACATTTTAGATATCCGCAAATTAGCGGGTTTAAAATAATTAAAATTCAAGGAGACATAAATGTCACAATTATTAAATGAAAGATGGTCCGAGACCAAAGAAGCTCTACTTGAAGGCCTACAGGGTAACCGTCGTGCTTCAATGGCTGTATGCTTAGAAAACACACGTCGTAGCTTGACAGAGAGCGCAACAGCAGGTGCAACATCAGCAGGTAACGTAGCAACACTTAACCGTGTTATTCTACCCGTTATTCGTCGTGTTATGCCTACAGTTATTGCAAATGAAATCGTTGGTGTACAACCAATGACAGGCCCAGTTGGACAGATCCACACATTACGTGTGCGTTATGCCGACGGTGCTGACAATGTATCAGCAGGCGAAGAGGCATTAAGCCCATTCAAGATTGCTAGTGCATATTCTGGTAACAACGTTGATAGTAACCCTAAAGCTAATTCAACATCAGCTTTAGAAGGCGTACCAGGTAAGCGTATGAGCATTCAAATTCTAAAGACTCCAGTCGAAGCTAAATCACGTAAGTTATCAGCTCGTTGGACTTTCGAAGCCGCTCAAGATGCACAGGCACAACAAGGTATTGATATCGAAGCAGAAATCATGGCTGCTTTAGCACAAGAAATTACTGCTGAAATCGACCAAGAAATTTTAGCTTCATTACGTAATTTAGCAACTGTAGAAGAAACATATGACCAGTCATTAGTTTCAGGTACAGCTACATTCGTAGGTGATGAGCATGCCGCTTTAGCTATTCAGATCAACCGTGTAAGCAATTTAATTGCTCAACGTACACGTCGTGGTGCTGGTAACTGGGCAGTTGTTTCAAACCAAGCATTAACAATTTTACAATCTGCTACTACTTCAGCTTTTGCTCGTACAACAGAAGGTACATTTGAAGCACCTACAAACACTAAGTTTGTTGGTACATTAAATGGCGCAATGCGCATTTATGTTGACGCATACAAGTCAGATACAGATGACAATAACCAAATCCTTATCGGATACAAAGGTGCTTCAGAGGCTGATGCAGCCGCATTCTATTGCCCATACATTCCGTTAATGAGTTCTGGTGTTGTTCTTGATCCAGCAACATTTGAACCAGTAGTTGGCTTTTTAACTCGCTACGGGTACGTCGAGCTCTCAAATACTGCCAGTTCGTTAGGAAATGCCGCAGATTACCTAGGAAAAGTTGCTATTACTTCAGCAAACGTTTCTTTCAGATAATCCAAAGCTACACAACGCAACAAAACAAAAGCCCAGTTTTTACTGGGTTTTTTGTTGGCCAAAATATTATGTAGAAATAAACAACATAATAAATAATAGTATGAACAAATACGAAAAATGGTATTCGGCCATAACCGATAAGGCAAAAAACAGAAAGATAGATGGGTACACAGAAACACATCACATAATTCCTCGTAGCTTGGGTGGATTAGATACATCTGATAATCTAGTAGATTTAACCGCTCGTGAACATTTTATATGCCATTGGTTGTTGACTAAAATGTACACAGAAGATTCTCGAGGCAAAATGATCAACGCCATGTACATGATGCAGGCCAAAGGGCCTAATCAAAAACGGTATGAATCTAAAATAACAGGTCGTATCTATGAAGCATTACGTGAAGAATACAGTCAATACATCTCTAACCTCAACAAAGGAAGAGTACAACCGCCCGAAGAAAAAGCTAAACAAATTGCAGCCATTACCGGACGCAAAAGAAACCCTTTCAGTAAAGAATGGAAAGAAAATCTTTCTAAAAATCATAAAAGTAAAAATCCTAATTATGATACTTCTCATAGCGAAGAGACTCGGAAAAAAATCAGCGAAAAAGCCAAAGGTAGAAAATACAGTCCTGAAACAATAGAAAAACGTGCTTCTAAAATTCGAGGTAGTAAAAGAGAACGTCTAGTCTGTCCTCACTGCGGTCAAGACTCTGCTGTTAACACTTATCCCCGCTGGCACGGCGATAATTGTAAATCTGCTAAATAATCATGTTCACCCAATAGGGTTTATGCGGTAACCCAACCGCGTAGATCAATAGAACGATCATAATATAAAGGAGAAACAACATGGGACGTCCATTAAATAAAAAATATTTTGGTGCAAACGCACTACCAAACATTAAAGTACACTTTCACAACGGTACTAGCCCTGTACAAGGCTATATTATAAAACAAAAAGGTGCTAAAAAATTCCAATGCGAAGACACCGCAGGTAGAAAAGCTATTTGTGTATTAGTTGACAAAGCACAGTCTAGTTTATCAGTTGGTGAAATGAGCATTGCAGTAAGATTAGACAATGGCACAATTGGTCATGTTACAAAGATTTCTGCTCATAAAATCACAGTAAACGATGCAAGTTATCCATGGAATTTCTCAACTAGTACTTCAGACGGTGCGGCACAAGTTGAAGAAGCTGGTACAAGCACTACTACAATCTCAACAGCAACTGGCGCAACTTCGTTCCCAGGAGCGTAAACAAAATTAATATGCACGATAACATAGATGTTGTTATTGTGCATATTTTATGTTAAATAAATATCGGCATGACTACTCCCTGGACCGGCCCTTCTCAGCTTTTTCAATATGCCGAACCCGGCGCCGAGTCAGTGCATATACCGTGGCGAGAAGATGAATT